GTTTTGGTATTGGTGTGCTGGCTGGCGCAGCAGTGGGTGGCGATCAAACCAGAAAACTTGTTAACAGAAGAAAATATCAAAAAGCATACGATGGATATTTTGGCAATCACACAAAATCAATTCGTGTTGGTCGCCGCTCTGTACGCAACAGGCCCGGTGTCATGGTGGACAGGTCAGGCAACCAGCGTGGTAACGCACTGAGTGCAAAAAACACTGATCGTATCTTTAAAGCAAAGACAAACAAGCTGCCTTATTCAATTAAAAGGCCAAGACCAGGATATGATGCTACTAGAAGAACCGACTATAACGCTGCTGCACGTCGTAGGTACTATTTAGCGCACAGAGATGAAATACTTGCTAAATCACAGCGTAAGCGGGATAACAAGAAGCGTGCGGCTGCTAGGGCAGCCAAGAAAGCGGCAAAGGGCAAATAATGGCTTACTACAGAATGACGGCTGCTAGAAAAGCTGCGTTACGTAAAGCGCAGCTTGCTTCTGCTCGTAAACGTAAAAAGCTTTCTCGTAAAAAGAAAGTGGCTATTGGTGGTGCGGCTGTAGTTGGCGGCGTTGTTGCTCGTCATAAAATTAGTGGTTCAAAAATTAGTGTACGAACTGTTACAAAGCCTACTGCTGGTATTGGGCCGCGTAGATATCATTCTGTTGTTCCTCCGCATGGCTGGCTTTTTTCTAGAAGCCGTGGTGAAGCTAGATACAACCCAAGTCAGGTGTATAAAACTCGTTTCAAAAAAACCACTAAAGGAAGAAATTTTAGGGACTTTAGGGTTGATACCCCTAAGCGTGGGCCGCTTGGTGATTACAAGGTTTTTGAGTATCGCCATAATGCTTTATTTGGTCGTAAAATTAAAAGTATGGGTTATGTCAAGCCTGTTGATCGTGACTCTATTCCGTATTACAACAAAAACGCTAAAACTGGCTGGCCGCATGTTAGTGCCGAAAATGCTAGAAAACAAAACGCTAAGCTTCGTGGTTTAAAAAAGGCTAATCGTTTTGGACGTATTACAAAAAAAATTAACTATGGTGGTAAATAATGGCTAGGGCTTATGGGCGTGGTGCTTATCGCATGACTGCTAGCCGTCGTGCTGCTTTGCGAAAAGCTCAAGCAGCTTCGGCTAAAAAGCGCAGCCGCAACAAGAAAATTAAAATTGCTGCTGCTGGAACCGCCGTAGTTGGTGTTGGTGTTCTTGGATATAAATATGGTGGTAATACTAGTTCTATCGCCAATAATCTAAAGGCTCGCACTCCAAAAGCAACTCGACGTAGAATTAATATTTTTAGATCAAAACTTTCTGATGCTGTTTACCCAATTACCAAGGAAGCTAACCGTATTAAAAACGGTCTGACTCGCGGGGTAAAAAGCGGTGCTGGCCCTGACGCTGGTGCTAAAAAGCCTCGACCGGCAGGCAAGCGCACTAACATTCCGCGACCTGACGCAGCGGAAATGAAAGATATTCGGGATGCGCTTGCGGCTGAAAATTACCGTCGTACAGCCCAAGGTCGTCAGGAATCAAAGGGCTACAACAAAGAAGATAATAGTATTAATCAAAGATTTATTGGTATGCCACGTATTCGTGGTAGAAAAGTAGATCAGGCAACAGCCAGACGCTACATTGATAGGCTCAATAAACAACGCACTGCGATGGGCTTGAACGCTTACGATAATCTTGAGGCAACAGAATTAATTAATCGTTTTATGGCAGAGGGAAGTGTTCGTAAACCTCGCCGTGGTCGCCGTAAAAGGAAGAAATAATGGCTAGGCGACGATATCACCGTATGACTCCCGCTAGGCGTGCTGCACTGCGTAAGGCGCAGGCTGCTTCTGCTAGAAAGCGGAAACGTGGCAGTGCTGGTAAAAGGGTTGCCAGAGGTATTGGCGTTTTTACGGGTCTTGTGGCTGCTCGTCAGTTGAATAAGTTTGCAGATAATCCTTTTACTTATGTAAAACGAACTAAAAGAGAGTATCAAGACGCTAAGCAATCCATGAGTGGGTTTGGAAGAAAGTTTAAGCGTAAGAAGCGTTCTGTAGGCTTTACTATTCAGAGTGGGCCGTGGGTGTGATATGGCAAAACGAAAAGTTAAAAGACCAAGGACTGCGGCTCAAACTGCTGCGTCTAGAAGAAACATTAAGCTTGCTCAAGCGGCGCGTGCTCGTTCTCACCTTTGGCGCAATCACGGCAAGGCTTCTACAAGGGCTAATCGTGGCGAAGGCAAAAAAGGTTTAAAAGCTAATTTTGTGCCTTTCTTGAGGACAAATAAGCGTGGCACCACTGTTGGTTACAACGTTGGTACTTACATTCCTGGTACTAATAAAAGGTTTGTCAGAAGCTCAACCTATCGTATTGAAAATTCAACGAGGAAACCTAATTCGATAGATCGTGCTTTGGCTAGGGCTACAGATATTGTTGCGCCTCGCGGTACTCGTCGCGGTACTGCCAGAAACTACCTTAGAAAGAATGTCATTGTTACTAATCCTGCGTTTAGGGCTGCGCTTGGGCCGAATGCAGAAGTAAGGCTTGGTACGTCACGTGGTGCTGGGCCGACAGTTATAGTGCGTCGTGGAAGGCATAAGATATCGCAGCAAGCTTCTCGGAAAGCGATTAAGCGATATGACACGAATGCGCGTAAGCTCAACGCAAGGCGAGCAACTAAACCCCGACCGCAGAGGCGAAACGCAAAAAAGTGAGCGTAAGGGATTTGAACAACCCGGCCAATCCAGGGCATTCTAATCATTTGATTTCAACAAATGGCAGAAAAGCTCAACGAGTGTGGCATCACGAAACTCCTTTGTTTGAGTCAACGATTAATGAATTGTTGATGGACTGGAATCGCGACAGTTTTGAACAATGCGGCTTTATTGATGATGAAGAACAAGAACTTTGGTACATAGATAATATCCATGAAAGACCTGTCGGTAATTTTCTTATGGATGAAAAAATTTGTAACGCTACTTTAGAAAAAATTTATAGTTCACCGGGCAGGGCTGTGCTGGGTATTTTCCACACGCACCCAAACAGCGTGCCGTGGCCGTCACCCCGCGATATGGTGGGCTGGCCTAATCCCAGGCTGGGCTGGCGTTACTTCATCGTGACGGGCAATGATGTTGCGGAGTGGGAGTTGGCGTGACAGGCCCAATCTTTAATAACAATGCTGATAGTTTTGAAGTTTTGAGGAAACGTTGGCTGAGTCGATACATGGGAGTTCAGTCCAAGACGGATACCCGCGTCCGAACGATTTTGGTCGCAGCGGCAGAAGATGCGAACGCGAGAGTCATTGCGCTAGAGAACAACTCTACATTTTCAGCGGGTGTACGTACTGCTCAACTACGCCTCGTTATGCAGACAGTGAAAGATGTTTTAAATGATGTGTTTAAAGAAATTACCCCTGTCATTGCTGACGGTCAAAAAGCGGAAGCACTAGCGGCTGTCGATGGTATGACAGAAACAGATCGTGCTTATCTTGAAGCAGCATTTAAATCAACTGGTGCTGTAGATGACTTTATTGCCTCACAAAAACTGCAAGCTAAAATTCAGGTGATGAATGCAGTAAATAGAATTACTAAATCTGAACGTACTTTGTCACAAAACGTGTATCGTAGTAAAGCGTTGGCTCAGGGCTGGGTACAGCGTGACGTAACCTCTGGAATCGCAAGGGGCGCAAGTGCGAAAGAAATCGCAAAAACTGTTAGAAAGCATATACGTCCGAACACACCAGGGGGCGTATCGTATGCCGCTCTCAGGCTCGGTCGAACAGAACTTAACAATGCTTTCCATGCTACGGCAATTGAGTTGTCCAAAGATCGACCGTGGGTTCAAGGTATGGAGTGGAACCTTTCTGCGGTTCATCAAAGCGACTCTCGCGGAGTGGAAATCTGTGAGACATACTCAAAAAGAGTTTTTCAAGTAGATAATGTTCCTGCTAAACCGCACCCTCAGTGCCGTTGTTTTGTTGTTCCTGTATTAGAATCTTCCGAAACCTTCATCCAGAACTTGACAGCAGGGCAATATAGAGCTTGGATTGACCAAGCTGCATAAGTTTGTAAAACCGGACAGAAAGAACAATAATGAGTGATGAAACCGTAACGGACGACGTTACTACCGAAGCTGCCGAAGAAACTACGGAATCGGCTGTTGAAGATACTCCCGATCTTGCTAAAGACCCAGAGGCTATGGCTGATCTTCTCAGGCAGCTAAACGATGCTAGCAAGACAATCAAAGAGTTGCAGAGCAAGACTGCGACGTATGAAAAAGAAAAAGCTAACTCCGCTCGCGCACAGCAGACACGTGAGCAGCAGCTTGAAGGCGATTTAACAGAAGCTCAGAAGATTATTGAAAAAATGGATTCTGTTATTCGTCATACTGCAATTATTAACGCTATTCAAGGAATGAAAGATTATGAGTTTCACTCAGCACGCCATGTGCTAAATGAGCTTGATCGTAATTCTTTTGATGTTGACGTTGATCTTGAAAATGGAAGTGCAACTATTTCAGGAATCGACAACGAAATTAAACGTGTTGCTAAAGAAATGCCGTGGCTTGTTGCTCAGTCAAAGGGTGGCAATACGATGGGTCGAAATAATATTCCACGTTCTTCTGGTGCGCCTCCCGCAAATCCAAACGGTGACGCTGCTAAAGTTTCTAGGCGTGCAGAATTGATGAAGAAGTTTCCTGTAATTTCACATGGGCAGCGTGTCTAGAAATAAACGGCGTTTCTTCTTTGCAAAGCTTGACAATCTGATACTATCAATCACGAACAACCTTTAGTGGAGGACAAAAATGACTCTTACAACCAAGCCTCGTTGGGATAAGTACGATGGATACATCGGAAACTTCCGTGGCCCACTTGCGGCAAATGTTGTACTGGCAACTCAGGCCAACAAGGTAATTGCAACTGGCGTTAATTCTTCTGGTGCTGTTACCTTTGGTGCTGGTCAGACTGGCATTAACGGAGTCGTCATTATCCCGGTTGGTACTGATATGTATGGCGCACTGCTTGACGGTGGTGTCAATACATTCGCTGGCGATCTTTGCGATGTTGGTAAGCATGGAGAAATCACAAACTTCACTCCCTATGCTGTTTCTGGAACCGCACCCGCTGCGGCTGCCGGAACTAACTACTTTGGTCATGCTGATGGTTCCGTTTTGCCGTCAACAAAAGCCGGTGCAGTCTACATCGGCCACACTGTTGAAGCAGACCGTCTAGTTGTTGACATTTCTTCTGACCACGCTGGGAACGTTATTTCTTCTAACGTTCCTGTTGGTTTGGCTGGCGTTGGCGGTACTGCCCAGGTTGTGTTGACTTGGACTCCGGTGCGTGACGCAACGGGATACAAGGTGCAGAAGTCTACGGACAACAGCACGTTTACCGCTTCTGCTACTCCGACTACAAACACTGCAACTGTTACTGGCCTCACTGCCGGTGCTGCGAACTATTTCAAGGTTCTCGCCACTGTCGGTGGAACTGATTCGGCATATTGCACTTCTGTTCAGGTCACTGTCCTCTAATTATTAAAATGGATCGAAAGGGAATGCCAATGTTGGCATATCAGGAAAACGGAATGCTAACCATTAATGGTGTTCCCGTTGGGCCAATTTTCGGTGGCACTGCGCCGGTTCGTCAGGAAGGTATGCTGACTTCCGGTGATCTGGTAACAGTAACCGCTGACGGCATTGACCTAAATGCAATGTGGGGTGCTTTTCAAGAGTCCACAATGATTTACAACGAGGCGATGGATGATCTGATCGCGTTGCTTACCTATCCCGTTACTACTCCGATTGAGCCTGTTGTTCAGATCGGTGAAATGACGTTTGAGGAAGCTTCTGAAATGGGTATTCCGCGTGGTGCGGGTCTGCCCATTGAGGTTTTCCAGATGGGTTACGATCTGCGTCACTACGACAAGCGAAATGCATTCACTTGGATGTTCCTTGCTGATGCGGATTCTCGTCAGATTGAAGCAATCCATGAGGCTGTTCTGTGGGCAGATAAGCGTCTTGTTTTCCGTAAGGTTATGGAAGCTCTTTTTGATAACCGTACCCGCAAGGCTAATATCCGCACTCAGGCTTACAACGTTTACCCGCTTTACAACGGTGACGGTGTTGCGCCCCCGCGTTACAAGAACAACACGTTCGATTCAACGCACAGCCATTATCTGATTTCTTACAACTCTACTGTTGATTCGTCAGACCTTGACGATCTTTTGCAGAAGATTACAGAGCATGGTTATTCTCCGCAGGCAGGCACCATGTTCCTGCTTCTGGCGAATAAGGCTGAAACTGACGCAATTCGTACTTTCCGTCGCGGTGTTGTTAATAACAACGGTGCCACGGCTGCTTACGATTTCATCCCGTCACCCACGCAGCCTGCAATGATTCTTCCGAATGCGGAGGGTCTGCTAGGAAATCAGCCTGCGCCTATGTTTGGTAACCTTGGTGTTATCGGTTCTTACGGCTTCTGGCATATTGTCGAAGAAGAATACATTCCGGCTGGATATCTTGTTGGTGCCGGATTTGGTGGGCGTTTCAACCTGGCTAACCCGGTTGGTTTGCGTCAGCACGCTAACCCGGCTATGGCTGGATTGCGTATTCTTCCTGGCAACAACCAGCG